GATTATTATAATCTTCTTGTATTTCTGCCATATATCTTAAATATGTATCAAGTATTAAGTTTTTAAATTCATAGTTTCTTTTACCTATTGTTACTTTTATATAATCGTTTTTTATTTTCATAGCAAACCTCCTTAATCTTCATAAATTCCATAAGTTTCAAGCACTTCATCACTAGAATATTCTATAACATTTATATTGCTATACTTTGCTTCGCTTTCTTCGCTTATTGACTTTCTAAAAATATCAATATAATTAGACTGTAACTTGCTGTTTTGTGCTATTATATGACAATCGTAATCATCATATCCTGCTTTTCTTTCATTTATTTCTGTTATAACGAAATCTCCATCTATAAAAAAGTATGGTCTTTTAATTCTTATTGTATCTCCAATCTCAAATTTATAATCTTTATCAAAAGAAAGTTCTACACTTGCTGTGTTATTAGAATTTGATGTCATCAAGTTATTGCAATATTCTATCATTTCTAAAAAAGTAAACCAACTTTCATTAACGTCTATTGTTGTTTCTATTATTCCACTATCTGTTATAAATTGAGAACATTTATTTATTTCATTTGCATTTGTTATTCTAAATAACTGATACCTTAACATCGTATCTGTTTTTATACTTGTTATTGTTTTTGTAGTTCCTTTCCATTGAAAACCTGTTATTAAGTTACTAAAAAAACTATCTCTTTCTAATATTAATGTAGCATTTTCTGTATCTCCATCGTTATAAACTACTCCTGCTGGTAGTACTATTTGATTTGTTGTTGTATCATACTCTATATCATACAAAATTTGGCTATTTTCGTCCGTTATTCGCAAGATAGTACAAGTGGTAGTGTTATTACTTAAACACACTCTAGAAGCACCATTTACACCAAAATCAATAGGATTTACAAAATGACTTGTTTCATCATTTATTAATTTCATTGTTTCTAGTATTTCTTGATTACTTCCACTACAGTATATTCTTGCATTTTTAACATTTATACAATTAAAGTACCCGTTGTTTTGAATTGTTGGTCGCATTTCATATAAACCTTCTAAAAAATCGGTATTTATTATCATTTTCGGCTCATTTCCAAGCAACTTTATTATTTCTACTATGTTTATGTTTTTTTTGCTATCAATACTCCAATACAAGTTAAGTTTATTTGATAAATCATTCATTATTGTTTCTATAGTTTCTAAATAGTAATTAACTGTTACTTTTTTTCTATCAATATTTATTCTGTTCAATGTAAATCCATCATTTATCAAAGGCTCAAATATTAATCTAAATAATTCATCTGTATCATATGTTCCATTTATAGTAACATATCTTCTTGTTGATAAACTCATAGGACTTAACAAAGTTAGTTCTATATCACATTCATCTGTATCGTTATGCTTTTGAGTTAAAACAGCACTATCTAAATAACCTGTAAACAACAACTCGCATCCTGATAAATCACTTTGTGCTATCAATTCTCCCTGCCATATTCTTATTTCTTGTAACGCCATAGGAAGTTCTTCTTTTAATCTTAATCCATAATCTGCTTTAATGCTTGAAAAAGTTAACTCATTCCCATTTTTATTCAATTCTAACACATCATAAACTGGTAGTATTTCTTTAGTTTGAATATAACCATCTGCTGTTAATGTAGGTTCTGAACTTATTATATCAAAATACAATGTATAATCTTTTGGTATTTCTGCTTCAAATAAATAGTATTTATTATCATAAGCAAAAGCATATTTACCTCTTTGATAAGTTTTTATTGCTTTAAATCTTAACAAATAAACTATACTTCCATTTGCATCTATTAAGTTATTTGTAGGATACAACGAATTGCTAGGTTGTATTGTGTTTGGTGGTGCAAAAGGTAGCAATGTATATCCTTCATAACTATTGCTTTCTACAACATTTATACTATACTGTGTTCTTTGTCTTTTTGATATGTTATATTCTGCATATACCATCTTATACACCTGCTTTCTTTAATGTTTGACTTACTACTGGTGTTATTGCTTGCCCTACTTTTTGCCTATCTAAATACACATCAGAAGTTACATGACTATTTACTGTCATTGTATTTAATAATGAATTTCCTTTTACATTTGCATTTGCACTTAATCTTCCTGTTTCTAAATTAACAGCATTTTGCATTTTTTTTACCATTTCATTACTCATATCATTTATTGACTTTATTGCTTCATCTGTATTGGCTTCTATTCCTACTGCTACTCCTGCTGGTATCCATTGCCCTACTTCATCAGCAAATACTTTTGATGGTGAACTTATCTTTAATATCTTTTTAACTGCTTTTGGTAGCAAACTAGCAAATCCCATTATCTTATCTAGTATCCATTGCTTCATATTACTTATACCTTTCCAAATTCCTTTCACTATATTCATACCTATAGTTAACATTTGTTTTGGTATTGATGCTAATTTACTTGGTATTGATTTAAAAAAACCTACTATAGAATTTACTATTCCATTTATAAAGTTTCTAAATTTTGTAGAGTGATTATATAAATAACTAAATGCTCCTGCAAAAGGGTTTACTAAAAATAAAAGTATAGATTTCCAATTATTCTTAACAAAATTAATAACTCCTGTAAATATATTTTTAATAAAATTCCAAGCACCTATTACTATTGATTTTATTCCTTCCCATAATCCTATCCAAAAATTTCTAAATGCTTCACTCTTTTTCCATAACAACACAAAACCTGCTACTAAAGCAACTATTCCTGCTATTATTAAACCAATAGGATTAGCCATCATAACAACATTTAATAGTGCAAAAGCAGTTTTTACTGCATTTATTATTGCTATTACTTTTTGTATCAACATAAATGTTCCAATAAATGTTCCAATTATAACAGCAAGTGTTTTTACTAATGTTTCGTGTTTTTTCATCCAATTATATATATTTGCTAAAGCATTTATTATTGGTGGTATAATAGGTGTTACTTTTTTTATCATACTTTCTACTGCTTTTCCTATTTTTGTTATTACACCGCTTAAACCACCTAGATTAGCATCTTTTAATGATTTATCTAAAGCATCTAAACCACTTGCTACACCTCTTGTTATAGCAGTTTTCATATTTGCTATTGCTGTTCCTATACCACCTACTGCATTTTCAGCTTGTTCTTTTATGCTAGGAAACCCTTCAACACCTTCTTTATCAAGTTGTACAATAGTATTGATAAAATCATCCATTGATACTTTACCACTTCTTAAATCTTCGCCTAGTGCAGATACATTTCCACCCGCATATCCCATTGCTATTGCTACTTGTTTTAATTGAGCAGGCATAGCCATTTGCATAGTTTTCCATTCATTTATATCAGGCTTCCCTCTACCATAAGCCTGAGTTAATTGTTCCAAAGCAGAACTTTGTATTTGAGCCGAAGCACCACCTGCTAAAATAGCATCATTTACTGCTAGAAATATATCTGTTGATTTTTCTACATCACTATTTGAACTTGTAAATCTTTGCACTGATAACGCTGCTTCATCTAAAGTTGTAGGAACATTTTGTAACCCATCACTTAATTTATCTATTACTTTTTTACTCTTTTCTGCATCTATACCTAAATTAGACATTACTTTAGGAAAGTTGTTCATTGTATCAAGTCTTTTTATTGCTCCATCCATTGAGCTTGATATTGTATTTATTCCTTTTGATACTAATGCTGCTATTCCTAATCCACCAAGAATTGACTTTATTGTTGAACCTGTTGAACTTACTTTTCCTGTCATTCCTTTTAAACCTTTATCCATTCCTGATGTATCTAGTTTTGTATTATAAATTAATGTTCCTGCTGTTGCCATCTAATCATCCTTTCTTCATTAATTGTTTTGCAATCGCATCGGCTTCTTCTATTAGTTTTTTATCATACGGTAGTTGCCAATATTTTTTTAAATCTAACATATCTTTATCTTTACCATCATAAGACCTGTAACTTTTTATTTTTTCGTATTGTGTATCATCTTTTAATCCTAATTCCATTGCTTTAAATTTCCACCAATGTATTCTATCTTTTGTTAAATCTACACCATAATCTTGTAAAAAAGCGCTATATATATATTGGTCATCTAATTCATAAGAAAATGTTGGTCTTTTACTTTTTCCACTTTTTTTATTTTTACCATGATTTTCTTGGCTTCTACCACATTTATAAAACCATATCAGTTTTTGCGTTGCTTCGTTGATTTCATCTTTGCTTTTTATTATTTCAAAAAAAGCAGGATAGAACATTTTTAAAGATTTAAGTAACTTTTCACTATCTTCTATGCTCATATCCTGCATTATCATTTGAAACTTTAGCATTACACGATAATCAACATTTATCTTATATCTTTTTCCTTTTATTTCTACGTAATAAGGAAGTTTGTCAATTATCATACTCATACTAATATCTCCTATAATTATTTCTCCAATTTTTTCTATTATTTCTTCTATAATCTCTGTTTTGATATCTATTGGCTCTTTCTACTATCTTATTTTCTTCTGAATAAAAGTTTTCTATTCTTCCTGCTATATAATATATTACTCTTGTTCCTACCATTAAATCAAATTCTTTTTTTGTATCTGTTTCATATTTATTTTTTAATAATTCGTATTGCCCTTCGCCTAATATTTTATCTATGGCTTCTTTTATTAATTCAACTTCATTTACATCTGAATTTTGTAATTTTTCTATATCTTTTAATACTTTTTCTGTTATTCTTACATTATACTCTATTCCAAATATATTTAACTCTAATCCTTTTTCTACATCACTATAAGTTAAACTTTCCTTATTAAACATTTTTATCTCCTTATTTCTAATTATTAACTACTTGCACTACTTGCACTAAATGTTCTTGTTGAAGTGTTAAATGTACCATCTACAAAATCTCCAACTGCTTTTAAACTTCCTGTTGTTTGTAAAGGGTCGCCACCATCTCCTTCAATGCTGTCAATTACTGCTGACACTTTGAATTTTCTTGCTTCATATGTATTTGTAGAACCATCAACAGGTCTGAATAATTCAACTCTGACATAGTCAGTCATAGCATCTGCTCCTGTTTTTTGATTTCTACCAACATCATATAACCACATTGCTGCTTCTTCTTCTTTAATTAATTCTGCTTCAAAACTAAATTCTGTATTATAAGATTTTACTTTTGTTGATGCTGATTTCATATTGATGTAAATCTTTTCATCTTCTTCTGCACTAGGACTTTCGTTTAATGAACTAAATCCTACACCCATTAATACATAATTATCTGTGTTGCTTTCAGGAACATTAAGATAATCAGCAACGTGATATCTCATTATATTTGTTTGACTATCACTTGAAGTTTCATCTGATGTTTCTGTTGGTTCTTCTACTACAGGTTCATCATCTGCAAATTTTTGGATGTCTAATTTCATCATAGTTATTCCTCCTTTTCACTATAATCAATATATAATTGAATGCCATAATCTGCTATCGTTCCATCTTGATTTTTTGACATTAATAATATATTTGTTGTAGTAATGCTATATACCGATTTATTGCTACCTAAATCAGGAACATTACCTTTTTGACATTGAACTTTCGCCCAATCACTAAAATCATCTAAAATACCTAAAGACTGTATTCTTTGAGCATCGCTTTCGCTATAATTCTTAAGCCATAACATAAACTGCAACTCATATTTACCACCACGCAACCATTTTTGCAAAGTAGTTTTTCCTGTTCTTTGTAAAGCAATATTTTTAACATTTTCAGTTAAATCTTCAACATGTGTTTCTCCTATCTCACTTATGCTTTCATATGTTTCAAGCCAATTTAATATTCCATCAGTCATTGTATCTTGTGTCATTAAAATAACCTCCTACTATATTCAGAAACATCATTTAATATAGTTTTACTTCTATCACTACACATTCTTTCAAAAGGATATGTTCCTCTTAATCCTACTCGTTTTTTTATTCTAGGACTATATGCTTGATAATGTGCGTATATTGTATCAATAGCAACTTGTCCTTCGCCACGCTTTGTTTCAGGACTTGTACTAATACTACGCTCCATTGTGTGAGTATCTACTGCTACATAATTTTGCAGATGTCTTACTACCTCATTGTCCAAAAAGTATTGTGTTTTATTAAAAATATTTTCAAGCATTGTATTTAGTCCACGTTGTTCTATTTTACAATCTCCTACAGTTACTTCAGCAGGTATATTGAATTTATGTACTCCCAATTAAATCAGTCCTAGTTTTATATGGTCTAATTCTGTTCCTTTTCTATAATCGTCAAATCCAACTATAGAATAAACATTTTTATCGCCATATGCTTGTCTTAATTCAGTTATAGGAGCATCTGTTGTTATTTCATAATTAGTTTTCTGATTTACAACTATATCGCCACTTCTACAAGTCCATCCTGTACCATTGTAATCTTTTTCTTCTACATAATCACTTGTGTCATATATACGAATTAGACTACTATAATCAGTTTGTACTGTATTTCCTGTGTATCTTGTTAAAGAACCATTTCTTAATGTAGCAATTAAAGTCGTTCTATGCCATTTTGTTTCATTATTTGTTTTGTATTTATTGTATATAGTTATTTCTTGTTCAGTTATCATAGATACCTCGTTAATTCTTGTGGTAGTCCATTCAGAATTACCTTTTTTTGAGACTTTATTTCTTCTTTGGTATTATAACTCTCACTAACACCATCTACGCTTACACTAGACAAATTCTTATCTAATGCGTGTCTGTTAGAATATAAATAATCTATAAGTTCACAAGCGACATATTTAACTTCATCTGTTATATCTTCTTTACAAAGTTTTTTATTACAGTTCTTTTGTATTTCTTTCATTGCTTTTTTAGAAAAAAAGGAGAAGTCGTCTTGCTTGACTAAAGTTCCACTATAATCATTTGTGTAAAACCCATAATCTACTTCCATATTTAACTCCTCCAATCTTTATTATTTTTCTTCTTTTTTATTTTCTTTTTTTTCTTCTTTTTTAATTACTGGTTTTTCAACTGGCTTTTCTACTAAACCTACTGTTCTCATTATTTATTCTCCTTCACTTAATGATGTTTCTGTCCAATTAGCAGTATATGTTTTATTACCATAACTTCCTTTTGTTATTGTTACTTCAGTTTGTGCTACATCTCCATTACTTCCTGTCCAACCTGCAAAAGTATATCCTTCTTTTGTTGGATTATTTAAAGTAAATGTATCAGTATCTGCTGTGTAACTAACAGGATTTGCAGTAGCAACTTCTCCACCATCTAAAGTATATGATATTGTATATTCTATCGGTGTCCAAGTAGCCTTTAAATTAATATGACTTTTTACTGCTGTATTGAAGTTGTATTCAGTGTTTCCTTTCATCCATTTACTAAATGTATATGCTGTTTTAGTAGGATTATCAGGTTCTACTGCTTTATCTCCTTCAATTACATATTGAGTATCAACTGAACTACCACCATCACTATCAAACGCAACTTTGAATAACTGACTATCTTCTATATCAGCAACTACTTCTGATAAAGTATCTAATATAGCCATCATTCTGTTGAAATTTTCAGTTGCATCCATATTTGTATCTGGATTTATTAATCTATTATCTATAACTAGCACAGTATCACCTACTATGCTTTTTTATGTAAGTAAATACCAGCAACTTTGTTTTCATAAACATCTGCTAAACCATAACCTCTAAAGAAGAATAGCCATTTATCGCTTTCTTGATTTGCTTCTGGAGTTATGATTTTATTAACTGTGTGTTTTGGATATTGCATTACTGCATCTTTTTGGATAACCATAAAGTTAATATCTTTACCACCACTTGCTTTTGCATATCCTCCTGCTTCTTCTCCTGAAGTTGTACCATCGTTTAAATCAATAGCAGTATAGAAACGAGTTTGTGGAACTCTAACAATCTTACTAAATCTTGATAGTACTTCTTTTGATTTAGTTGTATCCATATCTTCTACTAATCCAAGTAATGTTGGAGTAATATAAAGAAGTCTGTTTTCATATGGAACTTCATCTTCATCCATTTGTGAAGTTGCTGCTCTTAATGCTGCTACTACTTCTGCTCCTGTTGATAATGTTGCTCCACTTGTAGTAGATATACCACTTGTTCCTGCATATGTTGCAAATCTAAATGCATCTTGTTCTGGTGCTACTTTTGTTCTTGTGAATTCACTTGCAAGTTTTCCAAATGCTACACCTGCAGTTTCTTCATTATCCATTGCATCTACACCAAACTTACGACCTCTGTCATAGTTGAATTGTACTGTTTCATTTGTTAATACAACTGCTCCAGATACATATCCTCCATTTCTTGAATAATCAGCAAGTCCATCTAAACTCATTTTTGGAATAACGATTTCATTAGCATTAGCACCTGCTCTTACTAAAGATGTATCTCCATCTAAATCAGATGTTAGTGAACTTTGTTTATAAACTTCGTCTAGTTTATCAATGTACTTTTTAAATTTAGTTATACTTTGTACTGTTGCTGCCATACAGCATTCCTCCTTTTTTTTAATTTAATCCCATAACTTGATTTACAAAAGCATCATCTAAATCATCTGCTTCTGTATGTTCTTGACCTGTTGTTACTTGTTTCTTATCAGGTTCTTCTTTTTCTACATTAAATAAATAATCAGCACTTTCTTTTAATGAATTAAGTTGGTCTGATAATCCTATTAGTTTTTCTCCATCATAAGAAACTTTATCCAAGTCAATTTGTTTTTTTACAATTTCTAGACTTCTAGGATTACTTGAAGCAATTTCTTTTTCTACCATAAAATCTTTTTTAACAGCAAGTATATCTTCTTTAGAAGTTTTTTCTAATTCAGCATACTTGTCTTGTAATGCTTGATAATCTTCTTTTGACACTTTATCTTCAGCGTTTTTAAGACTTTCTATATCTTTATCTCTTTCTGCTATATTGCTTTTAAGACTTTCTATAGTTTTGTCTTTTTCAGCCATTTGTTCTTTGAACTCCTCAATAGTTTTACCATTAGCATCCATAATCTTATTAATTGTTTCCTTATCTTCAATACCTAAATCTTCTAAAAATTTTCTATTCATAAATTCTCCTCCTACGTTTTTTTACGGGTTTTACTTCCCTAGATTTATTTATGACTATTTTTACGAGTTATTTTCTCACTTGTATTATAGCAAACTTTCATTTTATTGTCAAAAAGTTCTCAAGTTTCTATATTTTTGGTCTAAATTCATTTCTTTTGATGCTTCTCTATACTTTTTATATTCTTTTTGTAGTCTGTTTTTTTCTTCTTTTGTATCTAATCCTTCTTTTTCTAATGCTTCAATATTTCTTTTTGTATGTCTTATTTGATTTTCCATTCTTCTTTGTATTTGTGTTCCTTCATAATCACTTATTGTTTTACCTTTATATCTTACTGTTTTATTATTTATTCTTTCTAATTCTTTTCTACTATATTCAGGTTTTGCAATTCCTAAAAATACAGGCTGTGCTTCATGTCCACAATTATAATCATTAAGTTCATCAGCATATTTATTAAAAGGTTCATAGTATCTTCCATTAACTATCTTTCCTGCAGGACTATCTGCAAACATTCTACCCTGCCATACTCTATGAGTTGGTCTTGCGTGGTCTGTTACTGTTGTTAACCATCCATCTGTTCCTAGTTCTTCTGCTACGTTTTGATTTATTTGTTGTCCTGCTTCTTTCATATTTCCGAATATATTTCTTTTTACTGCTACATCAGGTTCAACTTTTACAACTGTACCATCTTTTCTTTTGTAAGACATCCTTATTCCTTTTTCTCTTACTTCTTTTGTTGCTCTTTTTACTGCTTCTTGATGTGTTATATTTCCTTTTAATAATTCTTCACTATATTTATTGACGCTTTTTATGTACTCGTTTTTTGCATTTGAAGTAAGTTTTGCGTTGTCTTTTTTTATTTCTTTAAATGTTTTACTAACAGCACTATTGACTATATCTAATTGTGTTTTAGTCATTATTAAAGGAACTTTTTTATATTCGTATATTTCTTTCATTGAATTTAGTTTTGTACCTGCTGCTTTTTTCATTGTTTTACCTAAATCTTTTTTTATTTCATTATTTGTTTTAAGTACTTCTTTATTTGTTTTATTAACTATTTCTTTTGTTGTTTTTTTTACGTATTGTCTATATTCAGCATCAGACACGTTTTCTAATCCTTTTATGTTGTGTATTATTGCTGTTACTACGTTCATATAAAACTTATAGTAAATTTCCATTATTGTTTCATCATTTTCTAACTCTTCTAAATAGTCTTTTTTCATTTAATACTCCTATTATTCTTCTATTGTTATCCTATCTTCTTCATTTATCAAAGCAAGTTCTTCTTCTGCTTCTTCTTTGCTCATACCATAAAATTTCATTAAATAACTTACTTTACTTCTTAATCCCATTGTTATATCTTGTCTAAATTCTTCTTTTTGTGTTTCTAACGGAACCATAAAACTATCATCATTTACTATTGTTATTGTTACATCTTCTTTTATGTTGTCTTTAAATATAGTTTTTCTTATATAAAGTATGGCTTCACATATTTCTTTTAACATTGTATTTACGTTCTTTTGATGTTTATTCATATTACTTATTAAATCTTGTTGTTCTCCTAAATATTCTGTAGCAGTTACTACACTACCACCTTTAAATTGATATCTTTTACTTCCTAAATCACACTTAAAAGATAAATAATCTAAAAATGCTTGTACTCCTGCTTCATTATCATCTACTCTTAAATCAGGATTATATTCTCTTATTTCAGGACTTTCATTAGGATTTTCTGTATCATCTCCTACAACTAAAAATTGTTGTTTTGTTATGTCATCAGGATATACAGGTATTTCTTCGATAACTTTTTCTCCATTTGCTTTTGTTTTTGTTCTTGTTGTGAATTTTACAAGATTTTTATTATAAAATACTTTCTTACCACCTAAATAGAAATCTCTTACAAAGTTATTATAAGCAATATCTACTGCTTTTATTTGGTCTATTGCTCCACCATATATACTCATTCCTAAACCATTGTTATTTGATATAGGATTTACATTATTTGGCTTTTCTATTGCAAACCATTGCTTACTTCCTTTTGTATATATCTTTCTTAATATGCCATCAATGTTAACTTCATTACCTTTTTCATCTAAGTAAACATTTTCAATTACATATTCTCCATTTACATCTTTTGTATGTAATTCTATGTAATGATACTTTTTACCCTTTATTGTTGCTCCACTTGTAAATGCTACTTCTGTTATTTTACCATCTTCTATTGTTAAAGGTACTATCTTATCAGCAGTAACACTATGTAATGTTAGTTTTGTTTTTTCATTGGCTTCAAGTACTCCATTTACTGATACTGCATCTTTTACTCTTGCTATTATTGCAGAAGTACCACTATAAAATGCTTTTTCAATCACTTTTGGTATTAAATCATCAAAATCAATTTCTTTTAATTGTTCTTTTAATATTTCAGTTGCGTTTTTATCATCTGCTGATATTTCTGCTTTTTCATTCCATAAAATTGAAGCCCAATCTTCTGATAACCTTTTAGGCATCCCTAATGAGTACATTTCTCTAGTCTTTCCATCAATATCAATGTATTTATGAAAATCAGTTTTACCCT